TTGTTTCTTTTTGAATCCAGCAAGTGCTAGTTCCAGTCTAGACTCAACATTACTGACTGTCACTAGGTTGTATGGAGGATAACTAGCAGTTGTTTCGTGGAGGTCAAACACCCTGCTAAGGTAATCGTCCATACCAATACTATTCCTATTTATCTTTTCAAGCAACTTTGGCAAATCGGCTGCATGATACTTCATTAGGTTTCCCATTTGTACTTCTCCTTTTAAAGCGAGATTTGATTGTGTGGACCCTTTCGGCATCCGTTATATTTATAGCACAGGACACAAAAAAACGGGGTAGTGAACCCCGTATCTTTTTATTCGGTTATACCATATTAAAAAATGCGTCTAATGTTCCATTCCCCCTCCAATCTTCAACCTCTTTGTTTACGTTTACCATAAACTTACTGCCATCACATGGACACTCAACTTCTATCTCCAAATTAATTGGTTTCAGATTTGGTTTCTCAACTCCAGTAAATTCATGTAAATAGTCAAACCCTTCTTTAGAAGTGTTTACATAATCTCGTTGAAATTCATCAAGAGATTCTTCCCAAGTTCTTTTTGCTTTACGATTAGTTGGATGCCAAATATCAAAAACATTTGCAACTTTAATTGTTTCAATAACTGTCTCAATATCGACATTGTAATCTTCAGAATAATACTTCAAGTAATTATCTAAATTATTCATATATTGCTTTCGGACTACATCTCCAGTTCCAGGATTAAGTCTAACCATTCTCCCAAAAATTTGAATAGGAATTGGTGTTCTAACCTCTTTAGGATCTCTAATCCTACAAATAACCCCAGCAGTTAGATTATGAACATTAATTCCAGAACGACCCCTATTAATTACAAGAAGAAAACGAAGAGGATCATTTTCACAATGGAGTCTTTTCATTAAGGTTGGATTGTCCACTTTTTCAGCAGCAACACCATCAAGAGTCCAAATCGTATTCCCTCCACTACTATCCTCTACCATAGTAGCGATCATTTTATCAGATTTTTCATACCCACAATCAGCAAGCAGGTATCTTGCAATTGTTTCTCTTACTTCCTCGATAGAGCATCCCCAAACACCTCTTGAATCTCCACAAACATACAGAGCAGTTAATTTAGTATTAATCTGACCATCTTTATCTGATCTAAAATTATCAGAAACTTCAGGAAGTTCATCACCAAACTCGGACTTATATAGATCTACTATAGTTTTTTTAAGTACTTCTTCATCCGTTTTAACAGACATTTCTTTTTTCAGATACTGAAGTTTTTCATAAGTATCATCATCCATATCAATAGTGAAATACTTAAGATCAATCAACTTTTGCTCTCTTTCAAAAAGCAAATCAATACTTTGGTGAATAGCAGGTTCAACTGATGATTGGCCTTGATACTTAGTGAAAGAATATGGATGTGGGATATTCATCCAAGATTGTGAAGGAAGAATGACTTTTTTATCAGCAAGTTTTCCACAAACTCTAAACTGATCACTAAGAGATGAATGCCCTTTATGATGTTCAGTTGGAGTTGCAGTGAATCCAAGGATTCTTGGATTTACGTCTCTCCACTTTGCAATTCTCTGCCAAGTTTCAGCAGTGTACTCTGATGAATATCCAAAGTTAATAATATAAGATTCACTTCCAGAATCAGCACATCCAATAAATTGATGAGCCTCTTCAATGACCAAGACAGACTCAGGAGCATACTTCAGCAATCTCTCAAAATTCGTAATAAAATATGTATGAGTACATGATATACAAAGGACTGTGTTTGGCATTTTACCAAATGCATCCAAAATACCAGTGCTTGGAGGATCTGGAACATAACCAAAATTATACTTTCCGCTTAAGTCAGAAACGTCAACAAATGTTCCATCATAAGCAACTTCTCTTGTTGGAGAAAGTCTAAAAATGTATTTCATTTCTGGAAATGCCTCTTTCAATTCTAATGGCATTTCTTTATCTTGATAATAAGATTTTCCACCACCTGTTTGTAGTGGAAAAACTTTAACTTTGGGTTCTAAAAAAATTGCACTACCAATAGAATCCTCAAAGTTTGATGCAAATTTAGCATAAGCATCATTAGGGCGCATTTCTCTCGCCATGGTTATTACCTCTTAGTGATCGTTAACTGTCTTATCGACGGGGTTAGTTGTTACGGGAACATATCCCACCTGAGGCTTTCACCAACAGGTATCTACTACTCAACTGATATAGTAGACGATCTATTTATACGATACAATAATACAAAAAAAGACCCCTGTCAAGGGGTCTGCGGGTTTCCGACTTTTGAAGCGACCGCACGAAAGATCGCAAACTTATTTAGTTGCCAGGAATTCGTTAAATTCAATCGAAAGAGAACGAAGACTTTCTGCAATCTCATAATTAGCAGCGGTCATCATGCAGTTGTTAAAATCCAAAGTTTGAGCCTTGACCAAAGCAGCGACCAGGTTTGGATTCTTTTTAGCATACCCATCCCCGAATTCTTCATCGAGAATGTCAATAGCATTCATAGTGTACTGACTGACCGTGGGTTTAGTCTGTCTAAACGCTTCTGTAATGGAGCAGGTGGGTTTCATGGACATGATTATAAACAAGTAGGTTTTTTAGGTTTGCAACTCAACCCTCGTTATCACTTCTGAGGTATGTGAATATGTGTTTGAATTACTTCTATATTATATAAAAAACCCCCGAAGGTGTCAAGTCCTTCGGGGGAGATAATGTCAATTCTCTTCTTGCTGTTTTCCTTTCTTTCCGATATTATATTTCTGCTCCAGCACCCAATCTGCTTTATCCTTATATGCAAGGACTTTGATTTGGTTCAAAGGAGCAATATCAAGAACAAAATCTTCCTTGACAATACCAATCAGGCCCCAATCAGCAAGAAGACGCACAATACGATTACGCCTCTGAACATCATTCACAGTTAGGTTGGCGTGTTTGCCATCCAGGGCAAACAGTTCCTTAAAGTGAACGATAAAATATCTTCCCTGCTTGTGCAGGATATGGCAAGACTGATAGAGTTTCTTCTCTTTCCTTGATGCTACTCCAATACGGGTCAGTGTCTCACGAACTTTCAGGAAGTCATCAGGTTCATTCAAAATCACTTCGATCATTTGGTCCTGAGACCACTGTACCGTAGGTTCAACAGTACTCATTTTGTTCCTCCAGTGTCAAGTCGTTTTTTAATAAAGTTAAGTTGTTCTTGTGTAAGAATTTTCAGAGCCTGAGATGCCTTCTCGTTACTATAACCATAGTATTGTTTGACACATTCTAAATCCTGGACTTTATCCTTTCGGAGCCAAGGAGAGAATCTCTTTCTTTTCCTCAGACTATTTAGATAAAATGAATATTGCATATCTTTGTCAATGTGATGGTGGAGGTTCATCTCATTGGCAAACATAATACAGTCAAGGTGCCCAGAGAGACAACGATTGACAATGTATGGGGGGTATTGTTTAACGATATCGGGGTTTTCTTTAATAAGGTTTTCCTTATTAAAGTTTATTGAGTTCAACCAGTCTTTGAGTTCCATTATCTAATAATTTGAATGTCATCATCTTCTGTCCAGAGTTCAACCTTATCTCTGAACCTACCTTCTTCTTTGAGTTTCTCATATCTCTTTGTTGCTTTCTTCTTCCACCAAGAGATAATATTCTCAAGATAAAACTTATCCCAGTTCTGTCCACGAATAAGTTCTTCTTGCTCACCATTGATTACTTCGCGGATATTTGAGTATCCGTAGTCGGAAATATAAAATCTCTTCTTTTGAGTAATACTAAATGCAGAGGCAAGTGTTGTATTGAACAACTCAAGTTTCTCCTTGTCCTGAAGAGAGTTGCGGATAATAGAAATCATCTTTGTCTGACGCTTCATCTTCTTAGAGGAAGCACTATTGTCAGTCAAAGGAGTGTTGTTGTTCAGATAGGTGAAATGATCGTGCAGTTTATGAAACACATCATCATGAAGAAGCGGTAGAAACTTACTCTCAGTCAGTCCCTTGTATCTCATGAATGGCTTGAGTCCGTCATACTGAGAGGCATCAGTTACAGAACCATAAAGAGACGTTGTTTCAAACAGTCCAATGTCCTTCTCAAACTCCTCATTAAGGCGCTCTCTGGCATAGTGAGAGCAGCACAGAAGAGCAAGGAGTTTGCCGCCCAGGTAGTTGTAGCCAAAGGGTTGTGCAGGCACGATTACGAACCCCATAGCAGCATGGCGGTTGAAGATACTCAAGTCAGGACACTTACCCAACCAAAGATTCCTAGGTTTGGAATTAATCGTTGGAGAACCAAAACGAATGAATCCAAGAATCTTTTTAGTATTCTTCTCAAAGATAACCCACTTCAGTTCTCTACCAGGAACATTCTGTTCATTATTATGAGAAGAAACTGCAGCAAGAAGTTCAGTAAAATACTCCTGAGATACTTGAAGGGAACCACCTTTTACTTTTCCACCAACACGGACAATTTCAAAGTCCATATCTTCAGGGTGAATGTCTTCATTGAAGAACTCATCCTTAAGAGAAAAGATTCGGCTAGTTCCAGACACTACGTTCATTTTGACAAAACGCATGTAGTCTTCAATATTTCCCATATGGGAAAAGTATTTGATAAATTCATCTGCTGCCCATACAGCAGTCTCTTCAGATACAATCATCATAAAATAAGTTTCTTACTTGGAGTTTCAATTGGGGAAAAGATCTTCTTATAATTGTCTACGATCTCTTCTCTTGTGTCAATCAGATAAACAATATACTGCTTATCAACTTTAATACTCTCATCTTCTTTTGAGAGAACTGACCAAGGTGCAAATCCAATCTGGCCTTGAGCACTGGGAACTGCAACAAGAGGATTTTCAACCATCACATAATCATCAGTCTCTTCGACCAAAGTGAAGATTACTTCTTCACCGGTGTTCATTCGTAATACCTTAATGTCCATAATCAATAAAATTTAGATTCATTTTCGAGTGTTGAGTGGAGAAGAACTCCATCTACTTTATCAAGTAGTTCCTGCATACCACTATGTAGGAGACGATATCCAGTTCCAACATATAACTGACCAAACACAACTGCGACTGTAGCAGCTCCCCAGAAATAATAATAAAACCTAGACTTGACTTGGGCCTTCAGTTTCCTTTTTTTCATTATAAGTAATAATAATTTGTTTTGATGAGATTCCTTGGGAGTTCAATGTTTCTTTGTAATCAACTCTACCGCCAAGAAGTTGGACTGCATCGCGGAGATTGTTTGAGGCAACGATTTGATCTGCTTGTTCTTGAGTAATCCTATACATTAGTAAGTTTGTCAATGTACTGATAAATCAAACTCCACCCAAATTCATAGGTGTCCCCATTTTCATCTTGAAGAAAGAATGGAATGTTTGGATGGAAGTATTTAGCCCGATAATAATGGTTGATTACATTATAGTCATCATCCACACACCGTTCGTGTTCTAGTTGTTCTTCGCTTAGGTTTGAATTTTGCATCTTTTATTTCTTTCCTCCACTTTGATACGATTTCAGCAACTGTTCCATGTAGGATAGTACCTCCTTTGAATTCATTACAATGATTACATGCAATCACAATATTTCTTTCATCAAAACACAACTCAGGAAAAGCAAAGACTGGGTTCACATGCTCTAAAACAAAATACCTCTCAGAAGTATTTTCACCATACCATCCACAATAAGCACATTTGATTAACACACCACCTTCTTTGGGGTGAGGTGGTTCTGGACATCCTGCCTCTATCCAAGACTCCTCGTCCATCCAATGATAATCAAGTTCCATGCGATAAAGTTTCCTCCAGAGGTCATCCTTGAAGATCTTCCATGCTTGAGTTTGGCACAGTTGCGCTGAGTTCATTGTGTAGGGTTCACTTGAATTCGCATTCTACCATAAGTTCAGTCAGGCAAGCAAGCATGTTTATTTCTTGATCTGCCACAAATGCCATTTGATACTGATACTTAGCAAGAGTAAGAACAGCAGCAGGAATACTATTCGGAACCATGGAATCATAACAAGCATCGTAAATACGACGCAGAAGTACAGAAGTATCATTGTCCAAATTATTGACGACCCACTTACGCACCTCAGGAAAGTCTTTTTCCTTAAGTTTCTTAACCAAGTCATTGACCTTGACATCAGAGAATGTAGCGAGGATACCTGCATCAATTTTACCTCCAGCAGAATATCGTTGACACTCATTTAAAACACGACGCCAATCTGGAAAGTGCTTATTAATAAGCTCTACCAGGACCTTGTTATCATATTCAACACCTTCTGTATCCAAGATTTGTTGGATGCGTTGAAAGAAGGATGCCGCAAGTTTTGGTTTGCTCTTAGAGTTACTGGAGAAATCGATACAGGCACATCGGGAGTGGAGGGGCTCAATGATTTTGTTTTTGAAGTTGCAGGTGAAGATGAACCTGCAATTACCACTAAACTCCTCAGTAAACGCCCTAAGGAGGAGTTGTACATCGTTGGTTGTGTTATCTGCCTCATCAATGATGATGACTTTGTGTTTTGCAGTTGACGCAAGCGAGACGGTCGAAGCGAAGTTCTTCGCAGTGTTTCGGACGGTATCAAGAAATCGTCCTTCATCGGATCCGTTGATGACATAAACATCTACTCCAAGTTCATTACAAAGTGCTTTTGCGACAGTGGTTTTACCACATCCAGCGGGCCCAGCCAGAAGTAAATTAGGTACTTCACCTTTATGTAGGAAGTCTTGAAAAGTCTTCTTGATATTCTCTGGGAGAATACAGTCTTCAATAGTTTTGGGTCGATACTTCTCAACCCAAAGAAATTCGTCGCGCATGATAAAAAAATAAAATCAGTAGGTCTTCTTGATTGCCAAGAGAGTCTCAAGGGGAATCCAAGCAGGAGTCTCATCAGCAAACTGCACTTGAACTTCAGTAATCACTCGTTCAAGATGTTTACTATACATTTGCCTGGTGTTCAATACAGGACTTAGAGGATTTTCTACACCCATTCTGGTTTACGCTCAGGAATACGAAGGTAATTATCGCACACCCACGGTTTAGATGCAATATACATCTTGTAAGCCGTGAAGGTATCAATACTGGTATCAAGTTTATATTCATCAGGCATTGCCCTTGCAAAGGGTGTTACCTCATCAAGATTTCCCTCTGGAAACAACCTGAGTGCTTCTACAAGGGTCTTGTAGCAAGAATGGACCTTATCATACCTGAGAGTATACTCATGGCACATATGAAGACCGTGCTTGATTAACCAGTAAGAATTATGAATGCTCTCCGCAGCCCACTTAGTGCAAGGATGATTGCGGAATGCACCTTTTTCAGTTTTGTATGGTTGACCATCAAGGCGATGGAGTTCACCATATCCATGCCCCCATTTATCTGATGCAACGATGGATAGCATCTGACAGCACTCAAGAGGCATCTTGACAATATGCTTATCGGGCAA